CTCGTCAACCATCATAGCTTCTGCGTAAGGCAGGAACTTGTTTACAGTTGAAGTACGGCCATTGTAGTCTGTGGACATGAATTCAAATCCAAGACGGCCTTGCTGACGCCATGCTTTATCGGTAACATCGATTTTCTGACCAAAAGCACCAAGTTGAGCTTCGAGTTCGAAAATAGATGGATACTGCTGAGTACCGAACCACTGGTTCATTTCAGAAGGAACAGCAGTAGATACTTTGCACCATTCACGACCTGCAGCAAGATACTGAGGATCGAGATATTTGGTGGGATCGTCTGTGATAAGCTTGAGGGTATAGATAGTACCTGTACCGTCGCTCACTTTGTCTACAACTTGAATGTTATAGTCATTGTCTTCGGGAACGAGGACGTCGGGGTAAGCATAATAATCAAGGTCAAGTTTAACACGGAACTGAGTGTTGTTGATACCTGGGGTTGTGTTAGAAGCTTCTACGTTTTCAATAACGCGGGCGCACTTATATTCGGCACCCTGCAGACGCCAGCGAACGATTTCTGTTTCAACTTCAGTACCGCCATTTGTTCCCATACCTACGAGGTTAAGGAAAGGCTTAACTTTAAAGAACTGTGAGCCAGAAGAGTAGATCTTCATAAGGGCTCCGGGAAGATAATGCGGCTTGCCTGTTTCGTACGCAGCTGCAAGGTAGTCGGAATCAATGAAGTTGCCTCCGAATGAATCCCAGTGTTTAATGATTAAGGAAGATTGAGGATTAGCCATAAATTACATAGACTGATTAAATACATCCCAGTCAAAATCTTTAGAGGACTGCGGACGTTGGGAAGAAGATTTTTGAACGTTTTTAGGATCAATTGCTTTTTGAAGCAATGTTTGAAATTGTTGTGTAGCTTTAGTTTTTACTCTTTTTTCAAGCCTATCGGAAGAAAATCCAACCGAAGGATCATATTCTAGTAGAATATCAGCAAGTTGAGCTTGGTGTTCTGGATTCTGTAAAATGCTATTTATAGAGTAATTAAAGCCTGTAGTAACGCCCTCTGGCGTATTAAGTGGTTCAAAAAAGAAAGCCTTTATTTTATTGCGCCTTTGAGGGTGTATCGTTTGTGAAGATTCTATCGCAGAATGAAGGGCTTGAGTGCGTTGTTGCATGATTTGTTGTTGCCTCTCTCTTTCTAATCTAGCTTGTTGAATCATACTATGTTGTCTTTGCTCCTGTATTCCCACAAGTTCTCTGTAGGCTTCTGCAGCTTCTTGAGCAAGTTCGTCTTCATCTTCAGCTAGTCTGGATACAATTTTCTTTATTTTTTCATCCGGATAGTTTGACGTTTCTCTTAAAGACATATAGACTGCTTGTCTTTGTCCTTCAGGCGTAGTTATATCAATGTTTGCAAGCGGATCAGCGGCAGCTATAGATAAAAATTCTTGTACTGAAGTTCCACCATTCATTATATAATCTAAAGCAGGTTTAAAATCGTCTGGTAAACTATTATACACCGCTTCGTACGCTTGTTTTACCCTGTTTTGTTTGGTGTACTCAAACACCTGTTGAAGCTCATCTGGAGTACCTTTAAATTCGTATTCTTCAGGAATATCTATAAGCTCATTCTCCTTAAGAAAAGAAACATAAGCTTGTAGTTTATCGTCTATTTCTACGTCTTGTGTAGGCGCTTGTGATGAGGGCTCTTGTTGAGGTTCTTCAATTTCCACTGTAGGTTCTTCCGGAGAATCTACTGGATCTACAGGATCTGCTTGGGGTGCGTCTGCAAACATAGCGGAGAGAAAGTCATCATTATCGTTTATCATATAAAGGTACGTTATTTAATTATGCAACTTTAAAAAGTTTTTAAATAATTTAATTTTTTCTTATAGCCCTATTTAAGATTTAGGGGATTTTCTTGCCTTTATTTTAAGGTCTTTTTCTTTTAGCTCTGTATCTTTTTCAAACTTTTTTTCAGCTAAATTTAGCTCTCTTTCTCTAAGACTTTGATCTGAAACAAACTTCTGTATCTCCAAAGGATCTGGTATACCATTGTTATCTATATCAATATCATTTTGAAATTTGAATACTTCTATTTGTGCAAGTCTCTCTTTATGTTCAAAGAGTCTATCCTGCATCATCATATCAAATTCCTGTTGAGCTTGCTGTTGCTGCTGAGCGGCCTCTATTTGTTGCTGCTGCATTTGTTGCTCTCTTTGCTGGGTCTGTTCTTCAGATTGACGTATAGCCGCTTTCAGTTCGGCAGAAGAATTCGCTTCGTAAAGAGTAATAAGATCAGAGAATGTAGCGCGATTTGTATTAAGTAAGCCATCTGCAATTCCTCTTAGAGATTGGAACATTTCGTGTTCTTTTCCTGAATCTGTTAAAAATACTCCTAAATCAACATTAGAAACATCTTCAGGAGAAAGTTCTAATGTAGCCAAAGACATATCGTCAAGCACATATTGCTTTACAACGGACTTACCCTTCCATACGTGTTGAGCAACATGTATAAGAGAAGTAAGTGTTTTCTCCCACATCTTAGCATGAGCCTGGAAGTATATTTCTGTAATGAGAGCCGACATTTGTATATTAGCTTGAGCGTTTGTAACAGCTTCTGTTGGGGCAGTTTGTCCTTCTCTTTGTCTAGATACGCCAGCTACTTCTGAAATTTGATTGTCTATTGCTGCAAGCATATTAATATAATTCATTATATACTGCATGTTTGACATATCTGTCTCAGAAGCTATTTTTCCTCTTTGTGCTTGGCCGGGTTCATCAGCATTTGCGAGAGGGTTAAATATATCAAGGTTCATCTCTTTAAGATAGTAGAGAGTTTTCTCAATACCAATCTTTGGATCTACCATCGATACGTCAAAGTGAAATACCTTACCCTGATCTTGTGCAATAAGTTTTTTAAGCTTATGCATTACTATAAAATACAAGTACTGAAAAGGCTTCATCCTATCCATAAGAGAAACAGATTCCGCATTAGTAGCATTGTATACTATACCATGATAACCCAAGGAAACATCATATGGATCATCCATAGATCTAAACTGTATTTCTTTTGGGCCAACCATAGTAAATATATCATGCCCTACTTTAGTAGCAGTCCATACTTCTGGAATATAATCCCAGTTTAGTTTAAAAATAGTATTGTCTACTTTCCATATATAATACTCGGTCTTAGAATTATACTGACCACGAACTGTCTCTTTTGTAAACTCAGTTGGGATCTCAAAATCTTCAGACACTATAGTAGACTCTTCTTCTCCATACTCATTTATAGTAGAAAGAAATCCTACTTTTCTTTGAGAAACCCATTCTACGTGAGATACTCTTATGTCTGTTTGCGTATTTTTTCCATAAGAGCCTTGGTTCGAGGTATAAGTGTCTTGATAAACAGGATCGTAAGGAAGATTGCCATACTTAGCGTTTTGCTCCATAGTAAACTCTCTTAGAGAATTAGTATCTCCAAAAGCAGTGTCTATCTTTTTAATATCTTCTTCTGATAAGTATCTGCCGTACCGGTCAAGAACTTCGGCTTGAGTCATATAAGTAGTATACCCGGCATAAAGAGATTTTTGAATCCATTTAGTCTCCCCACTCTTGTGGTAGAAAAAACCCAGTGGGTTAATAACTTCTATATGAGGCTCGTCACCATTAGTGCCTACGTAAACAACTTCTTCACCTGAAATAAGTGCGTGTTTAAAAGCATCAGTCTTAATATCCCTAATCTCTAACTTACGCATAAGATACTGAAGAATATTCTGAGAAAGAACTTCTCTTCTTTCTCTATAAGAATACCGCATGTACTTATCAAGATCTTTTGGGTGAATAATGTGCTCTTGGTGTACCTCTAAAAGATCTGGAGAATAAATATCTGAAAGAGAGGAAATAGTTTGCTTAATTACCGAATCAATATAATTACGTAAGAGGGCGTCTCTTTGCATAAGCTTTGAGCGTACTCCCTCAGCATTAACTAATATAGTACGGAAATTAAACGGACGCTTAGATTCATCAGAAAGAAGAATCTGTATTTTATTATAAGTCTTGTTATAAGGCTGGATAGCGTCTTTAAATTGACCTACATCCAAACCTAGGGGGTTGCATTCACGCTCAAAGTCAAACTGATTGAGCTGATTATTATATAACTGATAGTTTGAGAGTTTTCTCTGGTAGTTCGAGTTATACTTATTTACCACACCTTCATCTTGTGGAGAAAAAGATAATATAGAATCTACCACATCCTTTGCCCATTTAAAGTTTTCAGCTGCTTTACGGGAATAAGGGAGTCGTTGTTTGGGAAAGTTGTACATTAAATAGTCTGGTATTATTTATAAATATTCTATCAAAATCTTTCTCAAATTCTGATAGCTCCTTTTGGTTGTTAGCTTTTCTCCTACTTAAATTTGAGATCTCTTCTAAACCTAAAACGCACCCTATTAAAGAAGATACGCGGTCAAAGTTTCCATCTAAATTATAAGAGATTAGCTCTTGAAGTAATCCTATATCGGGAAGCACATCAAGATTTCTTTTATTATCTCCTCGCTCATCTAAAAGAAAGGATCGAACATACTGCAGAGCTTCCCATTTAACTTTATCATTAGAAAGAGGGTAACCATATATTATCTGGGGCCCTGTGTCATAAGAAGCTTTCTTATTAAAAATAGTAACAGGCTGCCTTGCTAAAAGATCAAGTCGCCTAATTTTATCGAAGTAATCTTTAACGTTACCTACGTTATTCTCAAAGTATATCTTTGCGTTACCATAAAACAAGGAGAGCTTATATAAGATCTCGTTTACTTGGTTCTTACCTAAATAAGGTCTACCTATATAAGAAGCTACAATCTCTGAGTAACCGACAGTAGATGGGTACTTATTAGTCTTCATAACATACACAGCCGCTAAGGAAGATCCTGTGGAGGAATCATCTTTATAGGGGTCACAACCTATTATATAAGCTCCTTCTGGAACTTGATCATCTACTAGCTTTGGGAACTCGTGTATTACAACTGCTCCTTCTACATCATCTCCTTCGTAAGGAAATCTAGAGATTGCAGTTAGCTTAGTGTTAATCTCGTAATTAACACCATTATAAACTTTAGCTGCGGGATCAAAAAAGAGGGTTACCTTATTAGATAAATCATCTGACTTTTGAGTTTGTAGTTCAGAGAGCCTTCTTCTAAGTTCTGCTGTTGGAAATATATTAGCGGTCTTAGTAAGGAACATTTCAGAGGGTACAATAGGACGATATTGCATCTCTTTATTTAAAGCTTCTGAACCACCGGAATCTCCAGCTTTAGTCTTACGAACTTGTAAGAGCGCTTTTTTAGCTGCGTCTTCATTAGTTACGCCGTACTCATCTTTAAACTCATTGAGAACTTCGTATGCTGGAAGAAAGTAACCTATTTGACCTCTATGCTCCCATATATCTTCAAAGGGAAGTATGTCATATCTTTGAGGCTCATAGAACATATCAGCAGCATCAATAGTTCCTTTTTCCATATCACCACCAGTACCAATCATCATTAGCATCCCTGTTTTTCTAAGACCATTACGAAGGTTATCCACAGTATTTGAATAAACCTGTTTAAGTCCGTGGAACATACCTATCTCCTCAAGTACAAGTAGAAGAGGACGGGTACCTTGAGCTGCGAATGCGTTTGAAGAAAACGAGCGGTGTTTAACAGAAGATTTAGAACCTGATATTGTCCAAGCTCCATTCTCTTTCTTCTTATACTCTGCTACAACCTCTTTATTTACATCCCAAGATCCTCTATATCTTTTAGAAAAAGGGGCTGGATAAGTACGATCGTGATAAGACTGTTTTCCTGGGAGTCAGTCAAAAGCATCTCGAACCTTCTTTAATAAATCTGCTGATTTATCAGATTTCTCAGCACCTACCAATATTTCAGCTGGGGAAGGATTACGAATTATCTCTTCATTATAGGAAGTAGCACCATCAAAGAGGAAGCTATGAGCGATAAGACCAGATACAGAATATGACTTACCAGACTCGCGAGAACCCAATAACATAAAATTTTGTAAATCATTCTCAAATAAAGGCGGTCCAAGCGGCGTCTC